TACAGAAGCTTGATTTTGTTTTATTTTTTTCTCTTTAAAATTAAAACTAATAAGTTGTTCACAAGTAGGACACTCATCATTTTCTTCATAAAAAGTAATCATTTTACTTTCACGACTATGTTTATCTTTTAATTTAAAATGAACATCTTTGAGTTTATCTCTTTTAGTAACGACTTTATCCTCACCAGCTATATTTTCTAGTAAGTCATTATTTTCATATTGTAATAAGTTTTCTTTTTCTTTTCTTTTTTGTAACTCTATTTTATTTTCTTTAATTTGTTTTTCTTTTTGTTCAATAATTTTATCTTTGTTTTCTTTCATACCTTTGATATGAGTTTCTTGCATACTAATTTTCGATTCCACCAAATCATATTGATGTTCAATATCACGAATATCTTCTAGCACAGTTTTTAACCTCTGTTTTAAAATAAGATTCATGGTAGAAAATATTTTTATATCTAGTATTTCTTCTACAACTTCTCGTCTATGTCTTGCTTTAAGTTGCATGAATGGAGCCCATGATGCACTACCAAGTATGACAACTTGTGTAAAAGAACTATAATTTAGTTTTAGTATTTGTTGTTCTAGTATCTTTTGATAATCACGAACATTGGCTTCAAGGTTCATCATTTTACCATTCTGATAAATCTCAAACTTATTAGGTTTGATACCACGAATTACTTTGTATTCTACTGTACCAATAGAGAACTCAATCTCTACCATAGTTGCAGCATTATTAATAGAGTTCACTAATTGACTCTTACTAATAGTACGAAATGGTTTACCAAACAAACCAAAACAAAGTGCATCTAATACAGTAGATTTACCAGCACCATTCTCTCCAATGATAAGAGTGGTAGGGTTTTTATCTAGTTTTATTTCTGTAGGTTGATTTCCAGTTGAAAGAAAGTTCTTCCATCTCACATACTTAAAATTAATCATATTTCTAAATCTTGGGCCTCTGTGTATAGTTCTCGTTGTGTATTCTTTAATCTACTTTTATCTAGGGTAACATCTAGTTCATCTATGTACATATTTAAAAGAGTTAAAGTATCTTGTGTGTTCTCTACAATATCATCTGATACTGTATTTGCATCTAAGTCAGAAAAGTCCTCTATGATTTTTACTTCGTGTGAATCTGCTTTAAGTAATCTATCAATGAATTGGTCAAACTGATACAAGTCTTTTTTATTTACCACAATAACCTTAACATAGTTATCTCTGTATTGTTCTAGGTCATGTGACTTATAATCATTTTGAGTGTCATCATAGTATATCTTCTTGTGAATGGTTCTAGGGTTGATTATTCTATCCAGGCTCCTACTCTCTGTGTCGAGTATGTGAAATCCTTTTCTATCATCACAATCATTCCAATAAAACTCATATGGACTGCCCAAATAGTAGATGTGACCATCATCTGATTTGTGATGGAAATGCCCACTAAAAACTGTGTCAAATTTTGTAAAAATAGATTTATCAATTCCATGTTCGTTCTTCATACCTTTCATCATTTCAAAACCAGCAATCTCTAAATGACCCATACAAATCTCTGCTTTAGAGTCTTGTATTGCAGTCATTGTAGATGCATAATTAGATGCATTAATCCAAGGCAGAAACAAAACATTTAAATCATCAAATGTAACTTCTGCAGCCTCTGGATAGATTTTGATGTTTGAATATCTGTCACCAAGTAATTCAGTAACAGCATTTACATCATTTGTATTTTTGAAATAGGTATCGTGATTACCAACCATAACATAAAGTTCAACTCCTAGTTCGGCAAACCTTTGTATAAATCTTTCACGAAAATCTTTTGCAATTCTATAGGATAAGAATTTACGTCTATCCATAATATCTCCCATATGAATACAATGTTTGATATTATTTTCTTTTAGATATGGGAAGAATTGTTCTTCGTAAAATTTGAAGAAGTATTCGTTAAAGTTCATGTTATCGTTTCTGGCACCAAAGTGTGTGTCAGTAATTATCGCAATTTTCAATCGTCAGTTTCCATAAAATTTTCTAGACCCTTTGGGTTATCTTTTGTGTCTTTTTTCTTTGGTTTGTATACAGCCTCATCTGGCACCATAATAGTAGGATCAAATCCACCAACATTATAGTTTGTACTATCGCCTTCCATTGTTATATAAGGAACATAATCTTGTTTCTCAATCATTCTATGTTTAACATGAGTTTGTTTCTTTTCCTTTTGTATTCTACGAATAAAAGCATAGTATATTATTTGTGTAAAATATGAAAATGGATTCTTGGATTTCTCTGGATTAAAATTTTTAATATATTGTAAACAGTTTTCAATACCATCTGAAATCATTTCTTGTCTGTATGTATAGTTAATGAAGTTCGGTCTATATGAAAGTCCATTCGCAATCTTCAGAAAACATGAGCCGATATAGTTTGTAATCTGGGGAGTTTCTTCTCCAGCTTCTTCTGCATCTTTACACTTTTCTTTCCAATCAATCATGGCTTGATGAAACTTCTTGTTGTCCACATAGTGGGCGCCTTTTGCTTTTGCCATTAGTAATTCCTTTTCAATCTATGTACCTATTATAGTATGATTTGATGATTTTGTCAAGATTGAATTAGTTTTATTTTAGGGTTGACTTTATCTTAAAATCGTGTATAATCACTATTGTGACTCATCAGATTAATGTATTGTTTTCTTCTTACTAAATCTTTCTAGTATAGCTTCTAAATCTTCAGAAGATACTAAGTTTTCTTCTAAATCCATTTCTTCTTCTTCAATTTCTTTTAAATCTCTTATTGAAGGCTTTGTATGTTTTACAACTTCTTTTATATTCTGTAAAACATAATCATAATATTTACATAAACCAACACTCGCAGGCGTCATTACAACTATTGAATTTTTTTCGATATTAAAATATTCTTCGTCTGAATATGGTTGAACCCATCTACATAATTGTAAAGATTCAACAATACCTTTTTTTGTTGTTCGGGCAACAGATTCCATTTTTAGTGGAGAGCTTATCTTTAGTTTGCTTGATTCAGATGTATCTCTACTCTTATGAACATAACAAACTATGTCCTCACCATTTGATAATTTTACAACGTATTGACTCATAAGTTTATCCTATTAATATCATAATTAAATTGTTCTTCCTTGTATATATTTAGTCGTTGTGTAAAGTGTCTATATGTAAAGTTGGGTCTAGATTTATAGGTAATGTTATCTGACACATCAAAGAGCTTAACTCTGGACTTATCATCACTTTGTCGTAACCCTCTACCGATAGATTGAAGCACTCGTATTCTACTTTTTGATGGAGATGCGAACACGATATTATTGATAGCCCTAATGTTAATACCAGTAGAAAACGTACCATATGATGCAACAATAATTGCATTTGTTTCTTTCTCTGTGATTGCACGAATTTTTTCTCTCGTTTCTGTCGTTGTTCCACCATACACAAAAAATACTTTTCTGTCAAGTGTTTTTATTTCATTATACAATAAAACTCCATGTTTTTCAACTAATTGAAATAACAATAAAGTATTACCTTTTATACTTTCACATAGTTTTTCAATAAACTTATTTCTCTTTGGGTGGGAAACCAGATAGTTTATTTCTTCTGCATATGTATAGTATCTAACTCTCTTGGCTTCTTCTTCTGTATGTTTCAATACAATACAATCTATATCTAATTGTGCAAGAGTTCCCCTGTCAATTAGCTCCTTCGTAGAAATAATCTTCTTAACTTGACCGAATAAGCCCTCAAGTACTAGTCTATGTGTTTGAGTACCATCTAAAGTACCAGTTAAACCGAACCTGTACCTGACTTCTCCTGACTTCGCCATTATATCTGTAAGTGATTTTGCCTTGAATAAATGAGCTTCATCTCCTATGATACAACCATATTGTGCAAAGTAAGGTCTGTGTAATTTGTAAATAGATTGCCATGTTGATATGACTACAGGTTTTTTAGAACCTTTGTCCATACCAGCATATACTCTGTGAATGTGTTTGTCCTCCCACCCATAATCAATAAAATCAGAATACATCTGTTCAACTAGTGATGTAGTAGGTACAAGTATAAGTGTCTTGAGTTTCATTAGGTTGTAATACCTAACAAGTGTGTAGATTATGAGTGATTTGCCTGAAGCAGTAGGAGACAAAAGAAGACAACGATTTGACTGTATAGCGTGCCAAATTGCATCAATCTGATAATCACGAAATTGTATAGGTTTGCCTCTGCTCTTGGGTCGTAGTGACTCGGCAAATTCTCTGACGCTCTCACGAGGAACATTCCTGTCATTTTCTACTCCTTTTTCCATTATATATTCTATTGACTTTTTTGAACAATACTCTTTTATATAGGGTAATAGTCCAACGTATATTCTACCATTATGTGGGGAAAACAGTCTTATCTTTCCATCCCACATACGATTACGAAACTGGGGCATGAACTTAGCGCCTGGTACTTCAAAAGTAAAGTAATCAGACAGTTCTCTAGAAACGTCTTCGTCTACTTCTAGTTCTAAGTAAACCTCATTTATCTTTGATATTTTCATTATCTAGTAACAGGGCCTAACAACCAACCAACAATACTTTTTCTTACACCAGACTTTACTGGTCTTACTCTATGCCACATATCAGAATTGAATATTACACAGTTTTCATTACTACGTTTCCACTCTGATATATATCTAGGTTTTGCATCTGGGCCATGTACTTCTAAATCAAACTCACCACCCTCAAAGTTACTATTTAAGAATATAGAAAATGATATCTTTCTTATTCTACCATCTTCATAAGGTTTATTATTTAAGTCTTGATGCCAACCATATTCTTGACTTGTATCGTATTCAGAATATTGTAAGGGTTCTATATTATCCAGATACAGATTTGAAAAGTCTTCTGTTTTATTTTTTATCACAGAGAAAACTCTTTGACAGATGGTTTTATCTTTTATCCATGATACACTAGAATTTCTTTTTGTCAACCCACTTGCATCATTTATATTACCTTTTGTCAAGATGTCTTCTTTATTTCTCAACATATCTTGTATCAAGTCATTTGGAAAATTTATTACTGAATAGTTCATGTTTTGTAAAAATCTAATCTCTGTGCATTTGCATCACTTCTATATGTTTTAAAAACAATACAAGTTCTCAATCTATAACATTGTCTTGAAACTGACATGGCTTGATGATTTAATTTTGCATCAAAAACAAACAAACGATTACCAATATAATTTACATATTTTTCTATTTCTGTTTTTTGTGTATTCCAAAGTGCAGTTCCACCTAACCACTCTGGCTCCCAATCAAGTATAGGATAATATATCATTGTAAAGTCACCATCATCTGTATGTAAATGTGGTTCTATTCCATGTGTATGTGCATTACAATATACTCTTTTAAATTGTGTAACTTTATATTTGTTTGCAAAATCATATTTATTTTTAGCAATATCCCATATATGATTGATAAAAGTATAAGGTTCATTTATTACGTCATTTCCACAAAATGTGTGCCAATGTTTATTAACTTCACCCTTTTTAGAATTATAATCATATTTCCATGTCATATTTTTCATTTCCATATCAATTAATGATGCTGTATCATTGTCTAATACGTTATCGTATATATCATATTTCATTAGTATGTCACTCCTGCTTCAAATTTTTTCCACTCAATAGCGTTCTTAATATCCCAACCACGATTATCAACTGACTTGATAACTCCTTTAATATAATCAACTATCGTTTCTAAATAACCTACTTTGTTCTCTGCGTTTATTATTTCTTCATCTGAAGTAATATAAACAGCCAAGTCTGTCTTGAGAACTTTGAGGTCAAAAGGTTTAGTTGCATATATCTTTGCATCAGCTTTACCACCATAGTATTCCCACTTTTCACGATATAATCGTTTATAGTCTCCTTTTGCTTTAAATAAAAGAAGTTCATATCTAGATTTATGGTCTAGGTAAGTTGCTTTGATTTCTTGGTTTTTTAAGGATTCGGTATCTAGATGTTCATCATCTACTTTCAAGTCTTTTTGGACTTGTAGTTTCAATTCGTCAAGGGTCATATTATCTCACTTATAAAGTCACTATCTCATATAATTTATATCGAAAGTCAATCGTTGCCGTCTGGTATTCTACGTCTGTTGCCTGTTGGTTATAGTCTAATCCACTCAAAGATACTGGAAACATATCTGAATATCTAATCTCTACAATGGGATTATTTTTATTAGAAAGTATTGTAAGAGTTGCATCTGAATAGAAAGACCTATCAGCAGTAGGTTGTCCAACTTTACCTATATCAGTATTTCCACCAGCCCCAGCAGTTGGTTGATTTGCAGTTGTTGAACGAAAGTTTGTAAACTGTGTTCTATTTTTTGGAAAACCAATACCCACTAACCAATTATGAATAGTTATATAGTTTTCAAGATACTCATCTACTATAAAAGATATTGAAAGGTTTTCAAAAGTAACTTTATCTCCAATTAAAGGAATATCTTTGTAAGGTGTTGGTATAACTAACTCACCCAAACTTATGCCAGGTATATTTGCAGCTGTAGTAAAGAACTCAACCTTTGGTAGTTGATTGATACCAAATTTAAATTGAGTTGGACTACTGTAATCCAATACAGTTGGTTGTCTTGATAATGGAGAAGTTGCTGTTGTCATAGTACTATTTATAACAAAAAAAAGAGGGGAATAAATCCCCTCTCTGTTTTAGGTTGGTTCTTTTTAGTTTACATTAAGTTAGAAACTTTAACTTTTCTGTAGTACTTGTTGGTAGCAGATGAGATTGAAATCGCACCATCTGTACTTGCAGCAACTGTTCCTGTGTGGAATGGGTTTGCAGCAATACCATATCTTGTCTTAAAACCAATTTTTGGTTGGAAAGTATTCTCTCCTACTGCACGAACCATTTGCAATGGAACATATGGACAGTAGAACATACCAGCGTCATATGGAGAAGTTCCTTTATAACCAACTATGTAGTATTGTGATGCAGATACGTTTGCAGCATATGGGTCTACATATACTTTGTATCTACCATTCATAACA